CTGTACCTAATTGCTTAAAACTATCTATGCTTTCCCCTACTGCTTGTAAGCCTTGCGATAAAGCCATAGCAGATTGCACCTTTAACAATGTTTTCTCTAAGTCCTCGTTCTCTTTACCGAATAAAGCAGTTGCACCTTGTAAGGCACTAAAGCCACCGGCTACACCACTAAGCGATGCAGTTAAGGCTTTAAACTTAGCATCTGGATTGAAGGCATCAATTAAACTTTTAGCATCTCCGATTTGGTCTTTAAGTTCCGCTGCCCTCTTTGCTGCGTTTACGGCTTCTTTGCTACTTGCTCCGAACTGCTCGGATAGTTTTGTTACCTCAGCGGTTGCTTCTCTTAACTGCGCTTTTAAAGAGCCTAAAGCTTGGTCTTGGTTACCACCAACTTTAATATTAAACGAAAGTTCATTAGTTTCTGCCATTAGTATGATGTTTCTATTACTTTAAGAAATGATAGTTTAGTAGTGTTGTATTCCATTGGGTTAAAGTTTTCGACCTTGTTAAGCCTAAATAATACCCCGTCTATAAATACATACTTACTAAAATCTAAGTTAAAAATGTCTACAATATCCAATAAACCAAAGCACGTTAATAGCTTACTATCCTTGCTTGTTATTTCAGCAATGTAAGGACTATGAAAGGCATTAAATACGTTTGTACTTGGGTAACTATTAGGGTTAAATTGTAGTTCTTTAGGTGCGCCAAAGTTTATGTCATTAGTAGGGTTAATAGGGTCGTCTAAGTGACCTGCATAACCATAGCTTGTATAAGATGCTAAGTTGGTAGTAGTGTTCATAATATTCCAACTTGCTACTCCCGTAATCTTTTTGGTTTGCATTATTCGTATAATGCTATCCATTCTATCTTCTGCACTATTGGTGTTCGACTTTTTGTAAATAGCAGGGAATACTTTGTCTTGTCCTGTTTGCTGAAACAATACAGATGCAGCAAATATAACTTCTAAAGTATCGGTTTCTTTTACAAAGTCAAACTCAGTATCGTAAATAAAATCGCCATATCCTTCGGTGTACTTCTTGCGATAGTTCTCCCCGTAAAAGTCATTGTCAGCCTTGAACTTGTAGTTATAGTAACGAGCGTTAATTTCACTCATTGGCTTAATGCTTATAGGCTTTGCACGATCTACTTTGTTAGTCCAATCTTCTGCCGTAGCCGATGTAACAGGATAAAAGTCCACATACGGACTAATAACAAGTTCTTTGTCGTTAAACTTATTTTCATAAACGTAAAGGTTAAACATTTTAACAATGCTTAAAAAGAAATCAGTTTGAAATATACCTTTTGGAATAGTATCGTTTACCTTAATTGTTTCTCCTAAGTTTACCTGAACTTGTGTAGGGGTGCTTGTAGTTACACCTATCTCGCCTAAAGTTATATCCAGGATAATGCCGTTTCCTAATATCTCAACTTGCATCGTGTCAGTATTAGCAAAAGTAACCCCACTAACAGTAAAGTCGCAATTCATAAAAGTGCTAACACTTGCATCGAAATCTTGTCTGCCTATTTCAATGTTATTCTTTTTAAGTATAACAGAATAGCTTGGCAAACTTGGGTTAAAAAATGTAACGTTACCTCTTAATAAAACTTGTATGTCCGTTGTAATTGTTACACCGCTTGTGTATGTAAACAACTGCCCTAACCCGTCAAGTGTAAAGCTACCTGCCGTAATTAAAGTATATTCTACATAAGGACTTAAGTTAGTATTTATAGTAATTAACTTAGCTGCTGCGTTAAGGCTTGTATTATTTAGCGTTGTTATGTTTGTTTGGTTATGCGGTATAATCAAGCGGTTAAATAAAGCCGTGTTAAAAAAAGAGCAATCGAAGGTATAATCTGTTCCTTCAAATATCTTTTGTATATACTCCTTAACGTACAAAGCGGGTCTGAACGTTGTGTATTGGAAGTCCTTTTTAGCCGTTCCGTATGTTCCGGTACTTACGTTTCCGTAATCGATAAGCGGATAGTAGTAACCAGAACCACCTGCGTTATCCCAACTCGCACTAATATTTGCTACGCTATAAGTATGGTTGTAAGCACTAAAATCTAAATCTTCCAAACGCTTATTCCCTAACTGGTTAATAAAGCCACCAAGTTCCCCTACAACGCTGCATTGGTATTCGATTGTCTCTTTATCAATAACTATTTCCAAAATTCGTAAAGTGCCTTTGAATATTTGCACCTTATCAATAAAGATTTTGCAGTTCGCTTGTTTAGTTACGTTGAAGTTATACCCTACGTTTGGTAAGGTGTTGTCCGTAAAGTTAGCGTTGTTAAGTTCGAAGATGTAACCAAATACTAAGTTATTGTTGGCAGTACCTGGAACGCTAATTGTTTTGCTATAAGAAGTATTGCGACTACCGAACTCACTTACATCGTCAATGGCATAAGTAAACTCGGTAGATATATCTTGCAATAAATCAATCTTCTGTTCCTCGATGTATATTTCAGTACTAATCATTATCTAAATTGGCTTGTTAAGTATTTTCCTACTTCTACTTCAATCTCAAAGTTAAATAGTTTATCTGCACTTTCTAACTTGTACTCGTAATTGCTTGTACTTATGGTAACAGGGAAATAAGCACCAAGAACCTCCATATAAACAATAGGGCTTGATACAAGTTGAGCCAACCACGAATAATCTTGTTCGCTAACCCAATCAGAAGTAAGCCTATATTTATCTTTATGCTGAATAGCATAGTTGAAAGTTGTCTCGTTATATCTGTTATATCCATCAATGTTTGTCATTTGCCCACCTACAAGTTGCCAGTCGCTTCGCCTGTATGATGCCCTTTGATACTCGCTTGACCTTCTATTTACTAAAGCGAATTTTTTAGTGTCCCAACCGCCTAATCTATTTAGGAACTCTAAGTTAAATTGTTGATATTTAGGATAGCACTTATGTCTTAATTTAATTACCCTTGTTTGTGCGCCACCTCTTTTTAAATAGAAGTTGTAGCCGTATGTATTCTCATCTATAATCGTGCCAGATGCCCAATCGTTTATGTGCGCCGCTTGTAGATTAAACATATTGAATTGACCGCTTAAGGTTATGTTACCCGATACAGTATTAGTAACCACATCGCCTTGCCCTAATACTTCAACCCAAGCAGAATAACCTCCAGTTGCTATTCGTAGGAAGGTAATGTAAAAGTTATCTCCGTATTCAAGTGTTATTTCGTCGATATCCCTTTCCGTCAAGAAATCATCGGTAAAGTTTTCTAATAATAAATTATCGTAATAGTCCGATAGTACTAAAGGAGTGTTATTCTTTGTTAAGAACACATCGGCAAACAATGGCGGAACAAAATTGTAAGCTGAGTAGCTACCAGACGCTAAGTTTGTAGTCGTAACACCGCTTACCTCTTCGCCTATTCTTATGTCATAATCTACCTTGATTTTATCGTTTGATGCTACAAGTATTGAGTTACCTGAAGGCTCGAAGTAGTTAGTAACAAAGCTACGCACCATTGGAGATGCGTTAAACACGCCATAGCTACCTTCCGCACTTGGAGCAGGGAAAACCTTTGATCTAATAACCTGGCTGCCGTTTATGAATACGTCATACACGAATTTAAAGTTTGTAGTTCCGCTATTGGTAGAACTTGATACGAACCATAAGTTTTCGTGCATCGACGAATAGGGTGCAGGACTACTTGTTATTGTTATTGCCATTTTTAACTTCGTTAATTGTTTGCTTTATTTGAATTTGGACATCGCCACCTATTGCAAGTGCAACATCTGCTATAAAATCTTTATTAAATACATCTGAAATTGCTTTGTCAAAAAAGAAGGTTGCTCTTAAACCATCTCTTTTAATTCCAGTAGATATAGCATAAGCTAATGATTTTAAGCTATCTGCTTTAGAAACTACATTAGCAAGTTTTTTTCTTTTACGTTGTACCTTAGTTATAGTTACCTTCTCGTTGCGTGATGCGTTAGCACTTTTTCGAAGCCATAATAAGATGTTAGTAGCCATCTTTTTATTTGCATAAGGTGTCTTGAATGAGTACTCTCCTGTATTGTTTTTAGGTCTTGCATTCTTACCGCCTACACCTCTTACCCCTTTATTGACAAAGTCATAATATTTGTCTTGTTCACTGCCCTGCTCATAACCCACACTTAAAACATAGCTTGTGCCAAATTTTGTAATTATAGGCATAGCTGGTTCTGCTAACTTTCCAGAACTTATAGAGCCACTTTTTTGTAGGTTTGCCCCTATTGCAGTATTAAACGCTTGACCATATAAAGCAAGAGTTCGCTCTAATAAAGGCAAATCTTGTGGATTGACTTTGTTAAAGCCTGTATCTCCCAAGCTTTGTATTAAGCCGTTCCTTAACGCTTCTATTTGTGCTTTAGCTATACTCACGCTAATAAATATAAGGAAGGTCTAAAAATAACTAACCCCACCAAAAATGGCAGGGTCGGTCTTATTTCAGTTTCCTATGTTGCTCTTTATCGTAATCGGCTTTAGCCTTTAGATAGGATAGGGTGTTTAAGAATTGTATGGTGGTTAGTTCATAGCTTTGGTCAACTGTGATATTTTCGTGGTCGGCAACAGATTTGGCGCAATATTGCCATCCAAAGTGCTGCATAAAATTTGAACCACCTCTTGCGCTTGTTCCAAACTCATCCCCTTGTTCGTCATTTCCTTGACCAAATAAGCCTTGGAAACTTCTATCCAATTTCTGTATACTTGATAAAAAAAAACAATGGATTGGTAAACGTGCATAAAATTAGCCCCTTGTAAGTCCTCGGCATATTGGCTATGCTTTGCCGCATCGTAGGTATCATCGACCCATTTGCCCCACCACGTTTTGCGCTGAGGCATAACCATCGAGGCTGCTAACTTGTGTAAGTTACCTACTAAGTCCGTGCTAAATACTTTTGTCTCTATGTATCTGGCTGCTTTGATCTGCTGCACATCATAGATAAACTTGTAACGTTTGCCGTTTACTTCGGTGTACTTAACAGGCTTACCTTCTATCTTATCATCTAAAAAGTCAAGGGTTGCTTTTAGGTTGTTAAACTGCTTTACGCTTAGGCTATCTACCTGAGTGTCGGTAAGGTTAAAGATTATACCTACTAACTTACTTTCCACGTCTAAGGTAGTCCAATCCTTCTCAGGCTTAGTAACTATTGGATATATTTGTTGGTACTGCCAAACTGTTAATTCGTTCCAAGTCATAATTTTTCTATTTCTATTTTAACTTCTTGCCACCATTGTTTTGCTATGCAGTTATCATCTTCGTCAAAGGCAATAGGGTTAGAAGCAATTATTTCGTCTACTGCTATTAAGGCACATTCTTTAGCAATAGTTTTATTTATTCCGTATGGTATGTCAGTAGTTGTTTGTATCAAAAACTTCATACACAAGCTATTAGCTTTTTGTTTAGGTGTCATTTCCTAAGTTTTAGCATTATCTCATAAGCAAGATGCCCACCTATGTAGCATAACGCTGCCAAAGGTAAGCAAATTGCAAAGAAGTACAATATTTTTATTACTTTAATGATACGGCTACACATGTTGTGCTACTCTTGGCAGGAGGGTAAACTTTTGTAACCTCGCCAGTAACTCCGTTAATAATATCAAGTCCTTGATGCGGAACTTTCTTAAGGAACTCTTCCATATCCTTTTTGGCTTTAGCTGCGCTATTGTACTCGATTAATATCTCATCGTATGCAGGACTTTCACATTTGCTAAAGTCATACTTAACTCCGACCTCTCTAATGTTGAACTTGGCACTCATATACTCGAAGTCCTTGCCATTAAGTACGGCTGCTTGTAATACGGCATCTTTATAGTCCTTGTTTGCCTTTAGGGTTTCGAGCATATCCTCTAAAGCTTTAACCTGTAGATGTGTTTTTAACGGGTCAAGCTCCCCTGCGTTTAAGCGTTCAATTAATTGATGCGTAAACTCGATGCGTTGTTCTTTTGTTGTTTCGAAGATTTGTTGAAGTTCCATTTGTTTAGTTTATTTTGTTGAGGTTTTTATCTATTAAACTTTTTACGACATAAGAGTCGTGACTTGTTGCGCCATCTGTAATTACCATTGCAAAAGCTTCCATAAATTCTCTTGCAGTCATTGTATAATTAAGCCACCTTCCGTCTGGTATTTCTTGCCAATTACTATCATTATCTATCAATTCTCTTGGCATTGTAATATTAATTTCTTCTTCGTCTTTTATGATAGTGCAAGTAACAGAAGATTGTAAGCCATTGTAATAATAAGTTTTTGCAGTCCAGCCAAGTGTTTTATGTTTCCACTTCATATATTATATTGTTTCGGGTTTGTAATTATCTATGTCAAAAAAGCCGATTTCTGACTTATGTTCTGGTCGCCTTAATCTACGCTTTGCAGGTTCGTAACCCTTCTCGTTGCAGTAGGTAAGTATTTCAAGATAGGTTGCATCGATGTTATTCATCATTATACTAATCGGCTCACTTGCGTAATATTTGTCTATGTAATCTTTTGTGCTTTGGGTCATAGTTTTTAATTGTGTAGTCAAATAATGCTGCCATTACAAAACCTGTTGCAATTAGCAGAAGGCATATAGCGTAAATCATTTTGAGTAAATGTCTTGAAGTTGTCCAATAAGGTAACAAGCTACTAAAAATACGGCTAAAAGTTGTGCGGTTTCTTTTTTCATTGTGTTTGTGTTTTGATTAAATAATAATCAAATATACAAGTTTTACACAATCCACCAAATTTATTTTTGTAACCTTGTTGCAATTATAGGAAGGCATACCTACCCGTGCCACGTTTAAGGCTGAAGTTCTGCCAAGCCAAAGCCAAAGCCATTACGGCATCATCGTGAAAGCCTGAAGGTGCTGAGTACTTTACCCCCGTTGCCGTATACATATATTCAAATACTTCAAGTTCCTGGCTTATTATTCCCTCAGGGTAACCAATCTTGCCTTGATGTATCGCAGCCTGTAAGCCTTCCATTAGTTGTTGTTTGCTTGAACTTGTAAACTTTAAGCCTTGTATCATTACCCCTTCACGTTGTAAGTCCTCAAGGATAGGGTCGCCAACCCCCGTAGAATCGACAAGGATAGGGCATTTAGGCAGCCTAAGGATAGTTTGCTTGGTATTATGCCAATCCATTTGGAAGCGGTCAAAATAAGCCACGTTTCCATCTTCGTCTAAGCCTACGATAACTGTCCAATCGACCGACTTAGCAAGGTCAATCCCATAAGCTACTACCGGCATTGTTGTTACTGGGTGTAAGCAATTACGAATATATTGGCTACCAAATGGGTTTGCTGCGTTCTCAGCAGGGTTTGCCATATACTCCTGCTCAAACACAACCTCAGGTAATTGCCTTCGGGCATCGTCTATCTCTTGTGGGTCTATGTAAGGGTTATCGTATGTAGTGAACTTAAAGCTTTGCCAATCCGGCTCTGCTTTGCTAAACAAACTAAAGAAGTAGTTTTTACCTTTAGGGGTGCTAAGGAATATAGCTTTACCCTTGTAGTCCGTTAAGGTAGGTCTTATTGAGTTTAGCCACCCGTCTTCTAAGTTAGGTATAAAGGAAGCCTCGTCTATTACGGCTAAGTGAAACTTTAAACCACGAAGATTGTCTAACCTTTCGCCCGTAAAAAAACGTATGCTTCCGCCCGTTATGAAAGTAATAACCAGGTCGCTTTCGTTCTTAGAGTATATCTCCAATGGTAATAGATCAACTATTTCCTTAAAAAATATCTTTCCTAATTGGTAAGTAGGGGTAATGTAAGCTACACGCTTTTTATTAACTGCCGTGTCTATGCTTATCGTTTGGCTAATCAAGGACTTGCCAAATCTTCTCCCTGCCATCATTACAATAAATCTACTTTCGCAGTCGATTACTTGCTTTTGCGCAGGGTGTGGTTTATGTAAGCTTAGACCTATTGTTTGCATTACTTATCGTAAGTTATTTTGATTTCACTTACTTCGTGCTTGTTCTCGGACTTCTCTACCAAGCTATTTAATCGCTGAGTTATGCTTGGATTGTAAACCCCTGCCATACCCCCTTCTATTTGGTCTTGCCTTATTTTTCTCCTAATATGCGAACAGATGGTTAAAAAATCTGCGTAAGAATTATTTGTATTAGCAAAATAGTGGCTTAAATCTCCTATAATGCCTTTGTCTGCGCAATAGTTTTCAAAGCCTTCTATTGTTAAAGGTCGCTCCCTTAACCTATAAACTTCGTCTCCGTCTTTACCTACGAAATCGTGTACCTTAATTGGATTGCTTTTGCAGTATTCTGCGTACTCGTTAAAGTATTGAAGCATTAGTTCTGGTGTCTCTATAAGTTTAAACCTACCCATCTATTTTTGTTTTATAGTGTTGGCATATCCTATCCATTACGGAAAGGTAATATGTGTTAAAATCTTTGTAGCCTTCGTTGTCTTGTTCGTATGTCTTGTATAAGATGCCCCTTAATCTTTGACTTGGTGTTTTAAACGTGTCTGGGTCTGCTTTTAGGTTTTCTACTACGTCTTGCTCTTCTTTGCTAAAAGGCTCTTCTTTGATTGCTAAATAGCAGAATTGTTGGTTAAGTTGAAACAAAGAAGCTGCATCTTTAGGACTTAGTTCCTGGGTTGCTAAAGTTAGCTTGATTGTTTTGTCTTTGCGTGAGGCTATGCTCTCTACTTGGCTTGATAGTAAAATCATAGTATGCCGTTAATTATGTCGTTTGCTTCGTCTATTGCATCTTCTTGGTCTAAGTAAGTATCTACGTCTGCTATATGCTTGTTAATTAATGTTTCTGCCATTGCATAGGTGTAGTGTCCTATCGTGGTCATATCGTCTCCGTTTTTACCCGTCTTACATACTGCAAGGAAGTAAGCCTTGTGGGTTAGGAGAAGCCATATAGCGTTTAGTTTTCTCATCTACCCTGCCCTTTGTAATCTTTAGGTCTTGGGTTATGCTTGTTAAAGGACTTCTTTGCAGAGCCTCTTTTGCGTTTGCCAAAGCTAACTTTGTTATTGTTCTCTTTAATCTTTGCCATAATTCTTTGCGTGTATGTCTTTTAGAAACTCTTTATATTGTTTTTTGTCTCCGTATTCTATGTGGCACTTCCTACACAATCCCATTAGGTTTTCAATCGTGTCTTTGTCTTTGCTGCCACCCATACCCCTCGCCTCAATATGATGTATGTCTACCGCTTGTGAGCCACACACTTCGCAAGGAATAAAGTCCGTTTTTTTATACCCCATTCCCTGCAAATATATATGTGTGTGTTTCTGCATACTTTCCCCATTAAATTTTCCGTTGATTAATAATTAAAAAATTTAAGTATGCAAATTATTTTCCGTCTATTTCTTTTAGTTTGTTAATCGCCCACTCGATACCACTCGTACCGCCCCAGCAGTCCCACATTAACCCACCGCAACCTTCACTATAAGGTACGTCTTTATGTTGTTGGTGTCTTTTAAAAGAAGCCATACGAGCAATCGTATCTCTACTTATTCCTTCTCTATTAGCTAATTGGTTTGCTCTTGCCTTTCCTGTTGCTTCTCCGCAAGAACCCCACCCGTGTTCCTTTACCCACTTCAAAGCTCTCTTTGCGTTGTTAGTTGCACTTTCGGGATAGTCGGTATAGCTTTCGGCAAACTTGCCACCTGCAAGGATAGCCTTCCAAACTTGGTTAGCCTTCTCTTCGGTATCGTAAACGCAACCGCCTGAGCCTATTCTATATTTCCCGTTTGAGCATTTTATTACTGGCATAGTTTACTATAAATATACTTTCTGTCTAAATTTATCTCGTCAAAGTTATACTTCTTTTGGCAGAACTCAAATAGCTTTTGTCCGCTTTCCTTTCTCATATCCGCGTCGCTTACTAAATCTTTAATATGTTTATACCAATCCTTTTGACTTTTAACGTAATGCACTGGCATATCTAAATAAGGATTGACATAGCTAACTATGGCAGGGTTCTTTTTAGCAGCCGTTTCTAATACCTTAAGGTTTGATTTCATAGCGTTAAACTTGTTATCTACGAGTGGAATAACTGAAATATCGCTATCCGTATAAGCACCCATATATTCCGTTACCTTTGCATAGTTGTAAATAGTAGGGTTAAGCTTTAGTCCGCAAGTAAAGGCATCAATCATTTTATCCCATATAGGTTTCTCCCCGTCATTGTAACCTGCAATAACAGTTCTTATATTCATACCTTGTAGCCTTTTGAACGGCTGCCTTAGTATTTCTAAATCTCTTTCGTGTGTTCCGCTACCGCTCCAAAACAATCTTACTTTGTAATCTTCGGTCTTGTTATCCTGGAACTGCTCTTGCCCATAAGGTAAAGCGTTTGGTAAGATGTGAACGTTCTTATTAAATGGGCTTATCTCTCCTGCTAACCTTTCGTGTGTGGTTGTGCAAAGGTCTGCTATCTCTAAGTAATCTGTAATTAATTTAGGTATTTTATTATACTTGTATCTCCAATATAACAAATGGCTTTCGCTAAGTTCCCAGTAATCATCATTATCGACTATCAACTTAAAGCCATACTTAGTGCGCCAAGTGTCCATTTTTTTTGCATCAATCTCGTTAAGCATTCTATTCATTAACACAATATCCCAACCTTGTTCAAGTAGTTCGTCATTCAATACATCGGTAATAAGTGCGTACTCTTTTTCCATATAAACAATAGGCATCATTATTCGGTGCAGTCCTACACCCGAATTGGCTGAAGTTATACAAAGTATTTTCATAAGTTTATATAATATGTTTTATTCCCATTTGTATAAGCAGATACATTGTTGCTATGCAAACTCCAGGTCTTTTGTACTAATTCATTTTTATTGTAACCATAAGCATCAATGCTATTTTGCTCAATATGATTAGCGGTATATTCTTTAATAAATTTCGTATGCAAACCTGCTGCCCTGCATCTCGTACAATAATCTAAATCTATTGCTCCGTATGGGTCAAGTTCTTGATTGAATGCACCAACTCTTTTTATAGTTTCTTTTGTTATAGTAAAGTTGCCAATTAAATCAGCCGTGTCATTACCTGTACTATGTAAAGGAATAGAACAAATACCAATAGTTTTGTCTTGTAAAAAGTCATTTCTTATTTGCAACCAATTATCAGGTTCTAATATATCGTTACCCATAATAGTTACATAATCTATATTATCAAAGTTTAAATTCCTTAAGCCTTTATTAGTTGCAAATGCTATACCTTCTTCATTAATGATAGTAACTATATCAATATGCTTACCCGCATTTTTGATATTCTCAAACAATGTATTGATGTTTCTATCTTTATAGTTTAAGTATACTATTGCATTCATTATCTTATGTTTGAGCCGATTTCTCGTGCAGGAACTCCTGCGTATTTAGTATTTGGTTTTGCATCTCCCTTAACGAAAGCACTTGCTCCTATCATACAATTTTCTCCTACGTTTGCAAACTGATGCAGAACTGCGTTTAGTCCTATGTTAGCACCTTTGTCAATAATTGAATGCCCACCTATTTTTGCTCCGCAGCTTATAGTAACATTATCTAAAATTGTGCAATCGTGTCCAATGTGTGCGTGTTTCATAATGAAACAATTATTACCAATGAATG